GCCGATACCGGAACTGATTACCTTTCCTCACCTATGGTAAAGAAGGTTGGTAATCTTTATTATCTGTATGATGTTATATTCACTCAAATGGAAATGGAATTTACAGAATCTCTTATAAAAGGTGCATATATAGAGAACAAGGTACAAATAGCTAGGTTTGAAAGCAATAACGGAGGAAAGCTATTTGCAAAGGGTATTGAGAAAGAAGTTCCTAATACTGCTTTCTATTGGAAACAGACGACATCTAATAAAGAAACTAGAATACTTACTGACGCATTCTGGATAAAGAAACATATTGTATTCCGTTATCCTTACGATAAGGACAAGCATCCTAACGGATATAAAGAAGGTAGCGATTATGACTTATTTATACAACAGATTACATCCTTTGTTAAGGGAAAGAAAGATCAGCATGATGATGCTCCGGATTCTCTTTCAATGTTAAGGAGACTTATCGCGGAAATAGGATATGAAGATATAGAAGGCGAAAATAATTCAAAGGAAGCATGGCCGTCTTACGAAATAAAGACAGAACAAATAATTTTATAATCATGACAGCAGAAGAAATATTAAAATTGGAAAATATAGGGCAGGCTCTTACTTTATTAAAGAAGAACTTAAGTCCTTTATCAAGAAGTGATATCCGAAAGAGTATCAAATTCTATGAAAATGATCATCCCATAAAACATGATGAAAATCTAAAGGATATATGGGAGAAAGAAAAAAAGATAGATCCAGAGACAAATGTTGAAAGCTGGGACTACATAAAGAAGGTACATACGAAACTTGCTCTTCCTTATGCTCAGCAGATAATAATGACATGTGCGGCATGGCTAATGGGTAAAGGAATTAATCTTGTGTTCACATCAGATGATGAAAATGATATCAAATCATATGAGACATTTACTACCGCATGGGACAAGTCTAACATCATAACCCTATTGCGTGAAGTTGCAAAGGTAACAGGTATAGAGACTAGGGCTGCCATACAATTCTTTTATGATAATGAATCAGAAAAGATAAAGGGTAAGGTATTATGTTATAGCAAGGGTTATGAGATATACAGACATAAAGATGAAAATGAAAAGATGGATGCCGTCGTTGTCGATTATAAACGTGATAAGATAGAAGATGGGTTATTGATGCAAGGGGTTAGTACTACTGAAATCTATTTAAAGGATAGATGGTATAGGTATGAGGGACTTCAACTTGTAGAAGGTTTTCCAAAACCATCTCCGGAAGGAACACAGAAGTTACTCATGGCTTATTTCGAGCAGGACTTTCCTGAATATTGGTTCGTGATGGATTTGATAGACAAACAGGATCGTTCCCGTTCACAGCATTCAGATGTGAATACAAGGATTGGTAATCCTGCATTAGTCGTTAATGGAAAACTTTCTACCAAGCCTAAGATTAATGATGCGGTAAAGATATACGAGATACAAGCATCTGGCGGTTCTCTTGATGATAGCAGATCTTCAAGTGCTGACATGAAATATCTCGAAGTATCAGGTGCCCCTGAAAGTGTTGCATTAGAACTTAAAAATAATGAGCGGGATATATATCGTTTCACTTATCCTGACTTATATGCACTGATAGAGAAAGCTATATCAGGAAATCTAAGTAGTAAGTCAATAGCACTTATGTTTACTCATGTATTCGCAAAGATAGCGGAAAAACAGACAATATGGGATGAGATGATAAAGAGATGTATCTCTATAATGAAAGATATATGTGCAGCTACAAGCGGTGATGATAATATACGTAATCTTAACATAGGATTCAAGTATAATTCCTTACTTCCTAGTTCTACAGATGATTTAATAACAATGCTTGCTACTGCTGTTGGTGCACATCTTACAACCTATGGGAATGCAGCTTCCCAAATTGATATAAACGATCCTAAAACAGTAAAAATAATAAAGGATATTTATGATGATGCAGCGGAAAAAGGATTGCTTAAAGAACAACAACCTCAATCTGCGAAAATAGAAGAAACGAATCTGCCAAACCCTAATGGCGTCAATGGACAATAATTTGTGTTAAATATTAACAATTATTCGTTTTATTTATATTTATATATTAAATTTGTGAACTAAAAATTTTAAAAACATGGCAATAGAATCAACACAGGTCGAAAGCAAACTCGCAGAAGAGGGTGTGGACGTAAAATTTGCAGAAGGTGCATCTTTTGAAACAGAGGAGGAACTTGGAAAATGGGTTAATAATATTAAAACACTTTCCGTTAAACCAAAAGCAATAGAAGATTACACGGCAGATGAATTGGAGGCCTTACTTAAAGAACCACAGCCAAAGGCAAAGGGACTTCAAGCATTGACCGATAAGATTAGGGCAGCCAAGAAGAAGGAGGCGGAAGACGAGGGTAAAAAACCTAAAGAAGATGGACATACCGAAAAAGATGAAGTCTTGGAAAAGGTTATTGCTTTACAAAAACAAATCGAAGACGAAAAAAAGGAACGTGAAAACGAAAAAAAGACACATACTTTTGAGGAAACATTTTCAAAACACGCAAAGGGTCTTGAGGATGCAGACAAAAAATATGTTAAAGCTACACTTAATCTTGACGCTTCCGAGGAAGATATAAAAAAGGCTGTTTCTGATTATAAAGCGATGATGGCAAAGCGTGGGTTTAAAGGATTTGGTACAGGGGTTTCTGCGGATGATGGAAAAAATAGTGGACTTCCTTCTGGGTACAAAAGCTATATCCATTCATATACGGAATCCAAAACAAAGAAAAAATAACAATTAAAATTAAAGAAAATGCCATATTTAAGAAAAGGTACACAACCTAGAACGAGACCACAGATATGGGATGCACTTAACGAGCATCCAGTAGGTCTTGGTGGAGGTATGTTAGATACGACAGAGCTTCCTTCTATTAATGGGATGCTCACTTATTACGGAGTAGCAGTTTACGCCTTAATATTAAAAGGTTGTCCTATATATCTTGACGCAGATAATAAGGCTCATGTCGTTAAATCTGCATTAGTAATAGATGGTGGAACAACAACAGCTCCACATATATCAAAAGATCACTTATATAAAACAGGCGACTGTGTATATTGTAGTGGTGCGGCTGTTACGGTCTCTTCAATAGATGATAGTAATGCGAACTATGATGTATTAACTCTCTCTGGTCCTTGTGAAGGAGCTATTTCCGGTCAGATACTAGAACAATCTGTCGAAGTTGGAGCAAATCCTATTAAGAAATACAATCCAAATGTATTGCTTGGAAATGACTATAAAATGATTGCAGGGGAAACTCTTAATTTGGTCTTTCGAATTGACGAATGGCTTCAAAAAGATAGATTTGTTTATCCTATGAGTATTTCTACTATCAACTCGTTAGCACCTAATATAATAATTAAATAATAACAGTTATGTACGAAGCAGAATTTACATATATACCTTTTGATACGATGATCCAGTCACCAGATATGTGGCAGGATATGGTGAGAGAATTAGCACCTTCGTTCAAAACCCCTCGCTTCCCTCTTTATACACAAGAGCAGTATAGCGAAAACAGGCACTGGCAGGCAGTTCAAGCAATAAACGGACGCGTTCCTATGGCTTCCATGATAAATCCTTATGACGGAAAACCAGAAATAGGTTCAGCCAAGCCCATTGATTTGGATGGTGAAATGCCTACCTTTGGTAATAAGGTTTCATTCACATCAAAAGAATTTAATAGAATAGATGAGATTGAAAGAGCTATCGAAAGAAAAATAAATGGACCGAAGGCAATGCTGGATTATATTCGTTCTTATATGGAACGTCTATATGTAGGACCACTTGTTGCAGTTGATAAGATTTTCTTTGATGCATGGTCTGATGGCACATCTATTATAGCAGCAGAAGATAATCTTGCAAAATTATCCATGTCACTTGATTGGGAACTTCCTAAATATAATGTAGCTGTATCATGGGATAACCAAGCAACAGCAACAGGCATCACAGACTTATATGATTTCTATTGGACAATGAGAAATGTTCATGGTGTTATTATTGATACCTTTACTCTTAATAGAAAAACTCTTAATCAGTTGTTAAGACAACAGAGTACTCAAAAGATGACCACCTATTTCAATGTAAGCAATAAGACAGTAAAATGGGAGGCTATGCCTTCTTTGGATACTGTAAATACTGTTTTGGAGAGCAATTTTGGTCTCCCTAAAATACAGGTAGAAGACTATATGATTGATATGTACGATACTGATGGTATCAGTATAAAGAAGACAATAAATGCCTTCAAAGATGGTCGTGTATCTGGTCATAATGGTAACAATATTGGTACATATCTATGGTCTCCGGCAGACGAACAAAGACGTCCTGATAAAGACGGAACGATATACCAGACTATCAATAATGTTCTAGTATCAACGCGTCAGAGTAGAGGCAAGGTTACATATGAATCTGAATTGAACGCTATTGCCATTCCTACACTTAATGACCAAATGGGTGTTCTTGTAACAGATGCAACAAGCGGAAATACAGCACTTCCTACTTATTAATCATGTCAGCATACACTAACATACAAGCGTTCAAATCCTACATGGATGATGAGGATAGGGGTAACCTTATTCTCTCCATGTATGATATTGACCCACTGGGAACAGATAAAACAAAAGTTTGCATGGCGCTTGGCATGATAGAGAGGTCTGATGATATTGATTACAAACAATTGAGTACATCCGAAACGCTTTCGGAGACATCACGAAAGAGCTTGAGGAAGAGAGCGTTCGGTATACTTGATAGCGAGAAATTCAGTTATATCAAACCAGAGCAGGACACATTGATTATAGGAGGAGGCTTCTAATGTTCAGATATCAATATACAGCAATGATCGCCACATCTCAAAAAGATGAAAATGGAGATATCATAAGTCAGAGCCAAACGGCTTTCCTATGTGATTATCAACCTAACGTAACAGACTTGGCGATAAGTGTTGGGGGTTCTAGCATCCCGATATCTTTTATTCTATTAGTTCCTAAAAGTTGCACAGTATCTCTTGACATTGGTTCAGACATATCATGTAATGGAAGCATGGGGACAATAGCCCTTTCAGTTCCATACAAGTTTGGAAGAATAATATATGTAAAAGGATGAAAAGAAAAGCGCAGAAATGGGACATTGAGAAAGTCGAATCAAAAATTGATAAAAGACTTCTCAAGGATGAACAAAAGATTATTAGTGCTATTTTCAAGGAGTGCGTTGCATTTGCCAAGAGAGCAAAGAATGGACATACGTATAAGAATTATAAGGGAGAACTAGAATCATCAGTCGGAGTTGCTGTATTAAAAGATAGATCTGAAATAAAGGAATGGAGCATGCTTGCTTCGGATGGCACCGACCCGTCAAAGGGATTAAGTGATTACCGTGATGTACTTGAAGAGTATATAATCGGAAAAGCAAATCTACCCGATGGAACGGAAATACCAGCAAAAGGTATAGCGGGTATAGTATTCGTAGCAGCACCATATGCTTCAATAATAGAAGGTGGACAGAACGAGTTAGAGGGAATGATGGGATGGAGCGGAGTTGGAGGAAAGAAAGTACTAAATGCTTTTGCACCTCAAAAAGGAGAAATTCTTACTATTTTAAAAAATATTATCTATGATTACGATATTTGATATATATGACGCATTACAACAGAAGTTGACCCCAATCGGTCTTCCGATATATAAAGAGGTTAAAAAGACTTCCGAGACAGGTAATTGCATCGTGCTTAATTCAGTACCTATCATAAAGAATAATTATAATTCAGTAAACGACCTAATTCCTATTCTTTACCTAAAGAAGTTAGAAACACAATTTGATAAACTTTCAGCACAAAGGCTGTCTCCTCTTATTAGTAGCGCAATTACGGATTTCATAAAGTCTTCAAGTTTCGTAACAGTTACGGAAAGACTTGAACCGTATACATTAAATTTGGATGATAGTTATACTACCACCCTCTTTACATTTAGAATAATAACACATTAATAAATAAAATTATGGATCCAATGTTTACAATGGTATCAGTGTCAAACGTACAGTTTGCTGATGCGACAGTAGATGGAACAGCACCTACTGTATTGAATAGTATAAGAATTGTGGCGAACGGAAAATTCAATCCAGATTTTGACCCGGGAACGCAGGCAGAAGATAGGGATGAGCTAACACAGCAAATATGGAACGTAAGACCTGGCACGCCAACTTATAAAGTTACGGTAAGTGCCGCAAAGGTTTCATTGAGTGATGTAGCCGCATTTACAGGAGCGACTGTTGTAGGTAATACCCTATCAATAGGTAGTTCTTTTATTGCACCTAAGCCGAAGTATTTGAAAGTTACAGGATTTAACGTGGATGGCCAGCAAGTAACAATGATTGGACATAAATGCTATGTGTCTGCAAAATGGAGTGGAGCTGTTGGAGCAGCACAGGAGATAGTCTCTCTTGAACTTACTTTCTTGATGACGCTAAGCAATGCCGCACCTCCAAAGATTTTTGATTACACGGTAGGAGCATAAAAATAAAAAAACAAAGGAGGGGGATGGCAAAAATCTCCCTCCTTTTAATATATATAATATGACAGAAAGTGTAGCAGATTTAGCAAGAATAGAGAAAGAGGCTATTTTACGACAGCCATTCGTTCTTGACAGAGATAAGAATATTATAGTATATCCTTTGACGGTAAGGCAGATGATAGATATAAACCCATTACTAATCGGGTTATTGGAAGAGGATGATTTTGAGCAGATAATAAAGATAGTAGATGAAGATGATTTCAAAAAAGGGCTTATTGCCATGCAGAAATATCTCCCTATAATGGTTAAGATAATTACCGCTATCATCGGGAAAGAGAAGACTGATACATTAGTCTCAGATGAAATCCTTCTACTTTTTAATTCCATTGTCCATAGGATGGGGACGAAGTCTTTTCTAAGCTCTATCATCCTTGCGTCAAGGATGAGCCTAAACAAGAAGGAGGAGATAATAGCCTCCCGACAATATATAACTGGGAACGACTCATTGTAAGTTGTATGTCAACTTTCCATATGAGCCACAGTGAAGTTCTTGATATGTCTTTTTTAGAAGTGCAAAGACTTGTAGAGGAGTATAATGACATGAATAAGTGTGATGACTCTGAAACAGGAAATACGGTTCCAAAGACACCGAAAGAACCAGATTGGAATAAGTTAAAAGGAATGCCTGGAATAAGCATAAATGTAAAATAATATGGCAGCATCAGATCAGCTCTTTTGGGCTACAGGAATAGATAATGCAGGACTTAGCGCAGATAAGGAGAAAGCGGTAGGTATCTTCAAACAATTATCAAAGGAAGTGTTATCCGAATTAAATAAGATAGATGTCGCCTTTGATAAGTTGAAAGAGAAAAGTAACTTTAAATTCGCAAACCCTGTGGATAAAGGTGCTTTTGAAAGTATGCGCAAGCAGGTGGCTGACTTAGGCACTGTCATTGATGCGGAAATAAAGAAGTTATCAAACTTATCATATCAATATGATAAGGCTATGACAAAAATAGGTACTTCCGCTTCAAAGATTAAGACCGTTTCTGCATCTGACCCGTTAGCGCCTACAGTGAATAACATACATAGGAGCGTACAGAAAGCTGATAATGATATATCATACTTGCAGAGAATATTCAAGCGTGGTGTGGCTTATTTGGCTATCTACGGATCTATTAATTGGGTGCAAAACTTCGCAAAACAAGTCGTTGTTACCAAGGGACAGTTTGACCAGTTGGGAGTAGCAATAAATGCTTTCGTAAATAATACCGGTAAGGCAAAGAGATTGCTTGATCAAGTATCTGCATTTGCCGTGCGTTCTCCATTTCAACTTCTTGACATAACCAATTCTACAAAGCAACTACTTTCCTATGGTGTGCAGGCTAAAAACGTTATGGGAACATTACAGATGCTTTCTGATATTTCGGCAGGATCTGGTCAGAGGATAGAGGATTTGACATATTTGTATGGTTCTTCAATGACACGTGGAAGAGTATATGCAAGAGAGATGTATCAATTTGCATCACGTGGTATTCCTATCTGGCAGGTATTATCAAAGGAGTTGGGAGTAAATACAGAGCAACTCTCAAAGATGATTACAAAAGGACAGGTTGGATTTCCACAACTCGAAAGAGCCTTACAGAGTATGTCAAGTGCAGGTGGCCGTTATTATGGACTATCAGATAAGATTGCACAGACTACCTATGGAAAGTTGTCTAACTTAGAGGATAAATGGAAAGTTGCATTATCTCAAATTGGTGCTGCAAATGAAGGAATAATAAATAGTGGCATCGAGATGACCTCTACACTCATATCCAATTGGGAGAAAGTGGCAGAGACAATAAAAGGTGTCGTTCTTCTTGCGGGCACATATAAGGCAGCACAGATAGCTGTTAGCGTTGCCAATACAGGAAAACAGACAGCATATGCGCAAGCATTTACAGCATCAGCTGTTGGTGCAGTGTCTCCCGAATGGAAACAGATGGCAGCAAAGCAAGGACTTGTAAAAGGTTCTATTGAATATCAACAGGCTCTCAAGAAAGAACTTGAACTACAAGTACAGAAATCTACTATTGCCATAACATCTATAGAAGCAGAAATAGTAAAGAACAAGGAGCTTCTTGCAGAAAAAGAGATTCTTATTGCTGATGCAAATAATGTTGTCGCAGCAAAGACGGCCGAAATGGATGCTGCAATAGCTAATGGAGACGCAATGGGGGTAGAGACAGCGCAGACAGAATTAGGTGCGGCCGCAAAGACGAAGAACACTCTTGAAACAGAAAAGAATGCTATTGCCGAAACTCTTGATAAGAATGCAAATGAGTTAGGTGCGGCAGAGAAAACAAAAAATACGACACAGACAGTTATCAATACAGCAACAGAAGAGGCCAATACAGCTGCAAAGAAAAGCGGTGCAATAGCAACAGGTATTTTGAGCAAGGCATGGAATGGACTTACTTCTTTTATGAAAGCTAATCAATTCGCTTTAACTGTTGCTGCAATATCCGGACTTATATATGTTCTTTATAAATTATATGAAAGAGTAAATAATGTTAAGTCTGGTGAGGAAAAATGGATTGAAACTCAAAAGAAAATTGATGATGAAACTCAAAAGCAAATAAAAAATAGTACCGACTTATTGAATATATTGGAGCAGGAAACATCTACTATGGAGATGAAGACTACTGCCTATCTTAAATTACAGAAGTTATACCCAGATCTTTTTAAGAATATGCGCATTCAAAACGCACTTACTAAAGATGGGGTTTACTGGACGCAAAAAATTACAGAAGAAGAAGAAAAAAGATCGAGAAAAAAAGTAGTAACTGAGGCAAGTGAAGCTCACACTCAAGTCTTGCTTAAGATGGCTTCTTTAAAATCAGCAAGAGAATATTTAAAAAATACACCAACTTCAAATTATGCTCAAGCCACTACCGCTGTCTATATAGCAAATAAAGCAGAACAAGAATATAATCAAGCCGTAGCTTATGAAAATGCAGCGGATAAGGCACTTCGTGATTTAATTGCTTCCGATAAAGCGGCAAAGACAGCGAATGCAAATCCTATAAAAAACAAAGATTATTGGAAAAAGCAAATAGATGCATTAAATGCCAAAAGAGATGCGATACCATCTAGCGAGCAAGGTAGCGCAGAATGGAATAAGCTAACAAAAGAAATTGATGCAGCTCAAAAGAAACTAGATATTTATCAAAAGCCTGAAACGGCTGAAAGAAAGGCAGATGCAGCTAGGAATAAGGCTGAAAGAGAAAGACTTGCGAGACAGCGTACGAAGTCAGATATAAATTCAAGAAAGCAACAGATAGCACAAAATAATCAAGAGATAATTGATTACGAAGCACAGGCAGAACAACTTCGTGAAGAGGCTTATTCTGATAGCATGGAAAAAGGTTATCTGCATGACAAAAAGGTCATTGAAGACGAATATAAAAAGAAAATTGAAGACATAAAGAAAGAACAGGAGAAAATACTTAAGCTTGCACAGCAAAATGAGAAATATAAATATCTAAACAAGCCTGAAAAGACAAGAGGAGTATTTACGCCAAAAATAAAGACATGGAAAGACGTACCAGTTTCTGACAAAAAAGGTATATCAGATGCAACCGCTGCCGCTAATCAGATAAGGATAGCTAAGGAAAAGGCTTTAGATACAGAACTTTTGCGACAATATAATGACTATTCTTTACAAAAAGAGGAAATAGACAGAAAGTATGAGGCTGATAGAAAAGCCCTTACCGAAATGAGGAGTCAGTATGCAGAGGGAACACCTCAATATGACTTGTATTCCTTACGATTAGCTCAAAATGAAAAGATGCGTATCTCCGCACAGACCGATTTGTCTTTCAAACAGGCAAAGGAATCTCCTATATACCAACTCGCCTATGACAATGCTGCAAAAGTTTCAAGAGACGGGCTATGGAAACTTGTTGATATGCTTAAGGAATATAAAAAGGTGGCAATAGAGGCTTATGACCCAGAGGGTGTAAAGACTTATACGGAAGAACTAAATAAGGCTCTTGCAGAACTTACGAAGAATGATCCTTTGGAAGTATTACGCAGAAGCAGGATTGAGCTTAAAAAAGCGAATGAGGAACTTATACAATCCGAAAAAAGACTTTCTGACGCACAACTTGAATATAATAATGCGACATCAAAAGCAGTAACAGAGGGTCCGGCAGTAAGTACAGATACAACATTAAGCATAACTAATGAGGGTGGAAAGCCGAAAGCTAGGACTGCCTCTAAGATAAGTAGCATTCCTACAACGCAACTTGCATCCGCAACAAAGAAACTTACTATTGCAGAAACAGAAAACGCAGTCGCAAAAAGTAGGGTTACCAGTATTACTATTACGCAACAGCAAGCTGAACGTACGTTAAGAGACACTATCGGGGATTTAAGCAAGTCTGTTACGCAAGTAGGAGATGCCATGGGTGGTATGACTGGACAGATAGTTTCTCTTATAGGAGAAGTAGGAACAACAGTCGTAAGCACGATAAATGCTTTCGATGGAATAAGCAAGATGGCGTCTGGAGCCATGAAAACAATAGAGACCGCAAGTGTCATACTTGCAGCTATCAGTGCAGCACTACAGATAATACAAAAGGTAATATCACTATTTTCAAGCAAATCATGGGCGCAAAAAGAATATGAACGGCTTATTCAATTAAACAAAGTCCTTTCAGATACAGTCAGTCTTTATAAGGAATTGTTAAATACTACAGCAGGTTCTGATGCACAGACTATAGGTTCTAAATATATAAACAATATAAAGGAACAGATACAGAATGACTACAAAGCTGCCGAGGATGCAATGGG